TGCTTCACGTTGTTGTAAGGTTTGGATTAATTGTGGATCGCCAATGATTCGTTGTGCTGTAATGGTTGCTGCCTTGGCGACCATGTAGTTTTGTATAGGTGCAGGAAGGTCAATCCAATCAAAAAACCAAACCACATCAACTTTAAATTCGTCACCTGCTGTATCTCCTATTTCATAAGTATGATTATATCTATCATATATTTTACCATCACGCCTAACAGGATCTATGTTACCTTTATAAGATTCCGAGAAATCTATCTGTAACATGTTGTTAGGTATTTCATATTGTCTATTACTATTAGTTACTATTTCATATTCAAATTCTTGGTTGAAAGTCCAACCTTCTGCTTGTACTTCTTTTGATACCTGTAACAATGTATCATATGCAATCGCAACGTCTGGGTTGGTTTGATCTAATGTAGTTACAGGAGCCTGACCTACTGATGCGAGTATTTGATTAACAGCAGGTAATTCTTGTGTTGCATTAGTGGTAGGTATAGGCATAATAATTTTTGTTAATAAAAAAAAGGGAACCGAAGTCCCCCTTATAGTTAAGCAGCACGGTTAGCGTCACCGCTTGCTTCATTGATAGCTGGGCTATCTGCTTCCTGACCTGAATAGGCTGTACGGAAATTCATTGTTTCTGAGTATACCTCAGAGGCGGCTGTGACACCGCTCTTTGTTTTAGCTACAGAGTGTCTGATAGCACTACCTTTAAGTGAACCAGTACTATTAGTACCGTACTTATTACCAGCAGCTAGTGTGCCAGTAACAGTTGCTAAAGGTAAAGCACTACCAGCAGCTACAGCAGAATTAGTGGTTCTAGGGACTGGACCTGTAGGACCAGCAACACCTTGACCTTCGTTTGGTGTAGCATCTGTGTTACCCTGAGCTAAGACTGTTGCATTTGTCATAGCTTAGTTCTCGTATTCAAGGGATGTAACGTAACCTACTACAGGAGTACTTGTACCTGCATCACTAGCTGAGACAGTGATCTTGTCACCGATACGGTAACCGTCACCGTCAGCAGCAGCTGCAGCATCTACAGCAATCGCTGAGCATACGTTACTTGCGATAGTTAAATCTACTTTGAGATTTGAACCACCACCATCTGTGGTTGTTGCTTTATTATCAACAGTACCATTAGTACCACTACCAGTTCCATTTTCACCAGTAGCGGTACCAACAGCTATCGTTGCAACAGAGCCACCTGCTCTTCCCCATTCAACTGGGGGCTGGTTAAAGTAAGTCTTAGATGTAAGACCTCTAATACCAGTAATCGGATGTGCTCTTGGCATATTACCTCACCTATGCGGTTTGGATTTCGATTGCAGCAGCAGGGTTTAGAGTTCCACAGCCCATAGCAAGACGACCAACGATTATATCACCTTGGTACATTGTCTTTATGTCATTACCTGTGGTTTGAACCTGAGGACCAATAGCTTCTACACATGCGGCAGCATCTTTCTGATAGATAAGACCTGCGTGATCTGCAAATGCACCATTGTAAGCGTTGTTCTCACCGTTCACAGCTGCAATAGTACCAGCTTGGAAAGGTAGGTTATTAGAACGCTTGATGTCGATACCTGCAATAGATACAAGACCTTCACCAGAGTTTAAGTTACCTTGGCTGTTACCATAGTCTCTGTTAAGGATGTTAGAATCAACCTGAGAGATCAGTGCGTAGTATTGACGTGGGTTTAGTACCGCTGATCTACCAGACTTAGGTAGATTTTTTTCGTCAAGGATAGCAGCTGCTTCAAAGAATGCATCTACTAATTTCTGTGCATCATACTGGTTACCTGAACCAATTTGAATTACGGAACCACCGGGTTCTGGACCGGGAGCTGCTGTGATAGGATGAGCTTCTCTTGCAGCTAGTGCAATTGTACGGAAGACTTTCTTATCATATGCCTCAGCTAAAGCGTGACCAATCTTGGCAGAGATTTCTGACCTAAGTGAGTAATGTGCAAGTGTCTCATCTAAATCGTAAACGAAAGCTGAGCTAACAAGCAAGTCATCACATACGATGGTCTTCTCTGCTACTGGTGGATCACCTGAACCGAGGATTGGTGTGCCGGGTTCATGGTAATCGGCGGTCATACGACCTGTGAAGATAAACTGTAGAGACTTACCGTTCTTTAATTGACGTGTCTGTACAGTGCCCTTTGCGATTGTGCTAGACTCATAAGCTTTGAATAGCTCACCTGAGAACAGCTTGAGATAGGTAGCGTACTTGGTATCATAAGCAGTACCAAGTGCTAACGGAGTTGAGCCAGTATTATTAAGGGTACCAATACTGGTTGCAATTGTATTAGCCATTTATATGGAATAAGTTTTTTATATTAATTAACTTCTCGAACGTTCAAGAAAATATTCAATTGTAGTTGTGGTCTATCCCACCGTCTAGACGGCTGAGGGTATCCAAATGTTTTCTCCGTAGATATTCATTCGGGCCAGAGCCAAGAGCGAGTGAGGGGAATCGAACCCCTGTTAAGTTAGATTGGAAATCTACTTTCTTCCATTGACACTCGCTGATTACATTCTTTACTATGGAAGTTTACATGAAGAACTTCTATATGTATGAAAAAGGCTAAAGCCATAAAGACTATTAGCCATAATTCATTTATCTTTTTCACTTAGAAACTAAACTTAGCTCCTAGCTTTGTGCCATAGTTACGATCCTCATCACCATTAGTGACGGTAGATACTTCACCATACACACCAAGACTTTGAGATACATTAAAAGTACCTCCAAGCTTTCCAGATAATTCAGTCTCTGTACCGTCGATACCATCAACAGCTACAAGAGCTGGACCACCTTGTACGTAGTAGTCAACATTACCTGCAGTACCTTCATATCCAACATGAAGATCTACTGTTCTACCTTGGTATTCAGATCCTGTGTAACCGTCATTAGATTCAGCGTTAAGATAAATACCAGCGGATGCAGGTGCAGACGCTAATGTGGTGGCTGCGAGAGCAAGTGCAATTGTTTTCATTTTTAAATTAAATAGTTTTTGTGTAAGATACACCACGATACTTTAGTTTTACAGTCATTGTAATTCCTTAGTACCTAAGCCCCGTTCCATGCTTAGGTTTCATGCGTCCATGAAAAATGGATGAACGGACGTGGTGTTAAGCGATAGGTGTGATCTCTTTAGCCGCTAGATCAAGCGGGAAATTATGTGCGTTGCGTTCATGCATTACTTCCATACCTAAGTCAGCACGGTTGAGAACGTCTGCCCAAGTTGGGACTGTTCTTCCAGCTGCATCGACGACGGATTGATTGAAGTTAAACCCGTTGAGATTAAAAGCCATAGTGGAGATTCCCATAGAGGTAAGCCATATGCAAACGACGGGCCAAGTAGCAAGGAAAAAATGTAAGCTACGACTATTATTAAAAGAGGCATACTGAAAGATAAGTCTCCCAAAGTACCCATGAGCCGCAACAATGTTATACGTCTCTTCTTCTTGGCCGAATTTGTATCCATAGTTTTGTGACTCTAAGCCAGTCGTTTCACGAATAAGCGAAGAGGTTACAAGGCTTCCGTGCATTGCAGCAAACAGAGCACCTCCAAACACACCTGCTACTCCGAGCATGTGGAAGGGATGCATTAATATATTGTGCTCAGCTTGGAAGACAAACATAAAGTTAAATGTCCCTGAAATACCAAGAGGCATACCATCACTGAAACTTCCCTGACCGAATGGGTATACAAGAAAGACTGCGAAGGATGCAGCAACAGGTGCTGAATAAGCTACACATATCCACGGCCTCATTCCGAGCCGATAACTAAGTTCCCATTGTCGTCCCAAGTAAGCTGAGATACCGATGAGAAAGTGGAATACAATGAGTTGATATGGTCCTCCGTTATACAACCATTCGTCGAGGGTTGCAGCTTCCCAGATTGGGTAGAAGTGAAGACCGATTGCGTTTGATGATGGGACGATTGCCCCAGAGATGATGTTGTTTCCATAGAGAAGAGATCCTGAGACTGGCTCACGAATACCATCTATGTCAACTGGTGGTGCAGCTATGAAAGCTATGATAAATGCTGTTGCAGCGGTTAATAGTGCAGGGATCATAAGCACACCAAACCATCCCACATAGAGACGGTTGTTTGTGCTTGTAGTCCAGTCACAGAAACGCTGCCAGTTGTCAAATGGTTTGGTTAATGTGGCTGTAGTCATTTATAAAGTGTTTAAAATATACCGGGGATGATTTGCCCAGTGGTGATGTATGCTCCAAGAGCAGCGACGAAACCAAGCATTGCTGCTTGACCGTTTAGTCTTTCTGCTTGCTCCATGATGAAGTCTGATTCTTTTTCGTTCATTAATCTAGGTGGGGTTTCGTTTGCGAAAATGTTTTGTTTACCGTATTCGGTGATTGTTGTCATTACATTAATAGCAGGTAGATCAATGGCGATGATGAACTGTCAGGTCGCCACAAACTATTATGACCAGCTTGATGTAGATAATGTACCTGCTGCACAAGTATCTCCACTAGGAGACAGTTCAGCCATTGTCTGTCCTGATGGATAAGCTTCAATGAAACCATCAGCAGAACTTGTAGGTGTTACATATAATACTTTAGTAGTACCATCTGCACCTACTGTCTTAGGGTTGTAAGCCATTCCCATAATTAGTATCCTTTAGATTTTACTTTTTTGGTTGGTGGTTTTTTTACTTTTACTCTAGGCATTAGAATTGTACGTTAGATCTTTCAAGTTTATCGTAAACATCCTGACGATAAGCAGGGTCTTTTTCATAGCGAGGATCACTCATCGCTCTTACAACTTCAGCTTGACTACGGAATTGATCTCCATCAGACTTAGCTGGTTTACCTGTAAGCATCTTACCTTCTACTCCGACTCCATCATTGTACTTAGCAGCTAATGCTTGGACAGCAAAGTAAGCAGCGTCTGGGTCTCCAGACTCCATGACTTTATCATAACGTGAGATCTCTGCCTCATCGAAATTACTTGATGCCCATTGTAACATTGTGTTGTATTGTTTCTCACCACCAACAGACTTCTGTAGTTCTGTTGCCTGTTCTTGTGTCAGTTCTTGTGGTTCTGTATCAACACCTGAACGATAGTTTAAATACAACTGAGCTACGTCAGCTGGTTTCATATCATTCAGTTTATCTAGGAGGTCATCAGAATACTTTTCATTCTTTGACTCTTCCCATAGCTTATCTAAGAACTCATAGTCTGGTTCTTCTTTAGGCTCTTCTTTAACTTCTTCTTTAGCTTCCGTCTTCTCTTCTTTAACTTCAGCTTTCGTTTCCTTAGGTTCTCCAAGTTTTGATTGAAGTTCAATGTAAGCCTTTTCAAGAGCTTCCGCATCTTCAAATTTACCTGCTAGTTTTTTACCTTCCTGTTCTGCAAGAGCTTCACCTACTTTCAGGGAGTCTT